CAATGACTTGGCGAGATGATGCGTTGGTTCATGCGAAAGACCAAGACCCAAAAGAATCTGTAGGTTTACTTCTTAATGTCAGAGGTAAGCAAAAATATTTTCCTTGTGAAAATCTAGCTATTACAGATCATCAGCATTTTATTTTAAATCCAGAGGATTATGTAAATGCAGATAAGACGGGTGAGATTATAGCTGTAGTTCATAGTCACCCAATAACACCTCCTATACCTAGTCAGGCTGATCGTATTAGTTGTGAACATAGTAAACTTCCGTGGCATATTGTTAACCCTAAAACAGAAGAGTGGGGAGAATGTATTCCAGAAGGTTACGTTCCAGATTTATTGGGTCGTCCGTGGGTTTGGGGTGTTACTGATTGCTGGTCACTAGTTAGAGATTGGTATAAACAGGAAAAGAATATTGAATTGAAAGATTATGAGAGAAATATGACTCCACAGGAGTTCTTAGATGATCCTTTGTTTGAAAGTTATGCATGGAGAACAGGATTCAGAGAACTTAGGAGCGATGAAAAGTTAGAGAAGGGAGATGTATTATTAATGTCTATAATGCACCCAACTTTAAATCATGTAGCTATTTTTCTTGGAGATATGGTTTTACATCATTTAGCAGATAGACTATCTTGTAGAGAACCATATTCTGAGTGGTTGTTAAAATGTACTGGTAAGAGGTATCGCTATGCTCAGAACAGTTAGACTTTACGGAGAACTGGCAGAGTTTGTTGGACATAAAGAATTAGACGCAGTGATTACTTCTACTGCTGATGCCATGAGATTTTTGGTTAGTAACTTTCCAGGATTGGAAGCACACATGGCAGATCGTTATTATCAGGTATTGGTTGATGATTACGAAATAGGAGAAGAAGATATTCATAATCCCATAGGACAATCTGATATTAGTATTGTTCCTGTTATTACGGGTGCTGGAGGAAATACACGTCAATTTTTACTAGGCGCAGTATTAATAGGCGTTGGGGTACTTTCAGGAGGTACAGGTTTTGCTTTTAATGCAACTCAAGGTTTTGGGTTTTTTGGTAGTGGATTAGCTGCTCAAGTGGCAAATTTAGGAGTTGGTCTTGTTTTATTAGGTGTAAGTGATTTGTTGTATCAGAAACCCAAAGACGTTGTTAATGAAGAAGATCCAAGAGTTTCATTTAGTTTTTCTGGAGTGCAAAATACTAACCGAGCAGGAACTAGCCACCCAATCGTTTACGGAGAAATAGTAACTGGATCGGTTGTGATCTCAGCAGGAATCGACACTAATCAGGTATCAGCATGACGGATAAAATTATTAGAGGAGCAGGTGGTCCTCCCCCAACTCCACCTCCTCCATATAGAGCACCAGATACATTAAACAGCAGACAGTTTGCATCAATACAGGATCTTCTTTCAGAAGGAGAAATAGAGGGTTTTGCTACTCCATCAAAAGCAGGATTATCAAAAGGATCTACAGCATACAACAACGCAGCATTAAAAGACATATTTTTAAACGGAACTCCTATTCTCAATGCAAGTGCCAGCAACACAAATCCACAGACAGCAGATTTTAACTTTCAAAATGTAGGCTTTACACCTCGTTTTGGAACGTCAAACCAAACTCATGTTCCAGGTATAGAAGGTAGTCAATCAACAACTGCGGTAGGAGTTACAGTTACAAATTCTTCTCCTGTCACTCGTCAGATAACAAACACTGCTGTTGATGCTGCAAAAATTACGATTACATTTCCACAATTACAAAAAGCTACGGATGAAGGTGACTTATTAGGTTCTTCTGTCAATCTAAAGATACAAGTTCAATACAATAGCGGTGGTTTTACAGACGTGATCAATGACACGATTACAGGTAGAACTGCTGATGCATACCAAAAAGAATATCGTATTTCCTTTACGGGTTCTTTTCCTGTTGATATCAGAGTTGTAAGAGTTACAGCAGATAGTAGTTCGACTCAACTTGTTGATGCTTTTACTTGGACAAGTATTAGTGAGATAGTTGACGATAAACAGACTTATCCTAATAGTGCTTATACAAATTTAAGAATAGATTCTGAACAGTTTAGTTCTATACCAAAAAGAGCTTTTCGTATTCGTGGTGTAAAGGTAAGAATCCCAGGTGCAGGTGCTTCCAGTTCTGGCACTCCCACTGTTGATTTGCAGACAGGAAGAATTATTTATCCCAGTGGTTACATATTTAACGGCACAATGGGTGCTGCTCAATGGTGCTCGTGTCCTGCCTTGATATTGCTTGATCTTCTTACTACTGAAAGGTATGGATTTGGAACGCATATCACAGATAGCAACTTAGATTTATTCAGTTTTATTGCTGCCAGTAAGTATGCTAATGAGTTAGTAAATGATGGTTTTGGAGGACAGGAGGCTAGATTTAGTTGCAATGTAAATATACAGGGATCAACAGAAGCATTTACTTTGATAAATGAATTAGCAGGAGTGATGAGATGTTTTCCTATTTGGTCTGAAGGTTCTGTCACTATCTCACAAGATAGACCTACCGATCCAAGCTATTTGTTTAGCTTGGCGAATGTAGGAGAAGGTGGGTTTAGTTACTCAGGTAGCAGTTTAAAACAGAGACACACAGTAATAAATGTGAGCTATTTCAATATGGATAGTAGAGAAATAGATTATGAAGTTGTAGAAGATACGTCTGCTCAGAATAAGCTAGGAATAATTAAGAAAGATGTAAAAGCGTTTGCCTGTACTTCTCGTGGTCAGGCTCAGAGATTAGGTAAAGCAATTTTATTTAGCGAGCAACAAGAAACTGAGGTAGTAAGTTTCACCACATCAATAGATGCTGGAGCGATTGTAAGACCTGGATCTGTTATTTCTATCAATGATCCAGTAAGAGGTGGAGAGCGTAGAAGTGGTCGTATAAAATCCGCTACAACCACTGCAATAACAGTAGATAACGTAAAAGATCTTGATACTTTTACAGGTACGAATAAAAAGTGCAGCGTGATATTACCTAATGGATCGGTAGAAACAAAAAATATCCTTAGTGTTGTTAGTGGTGTTATAACTTTAGATTCTGCATTGTCTGCAACACCAAATGTAAATAGTATTTGGCTTGTTCAAAGTTCAACTTTAGAAGCTCAAACTTTTAGAGTAATAACAGTAGAAGAACAAGATGGGATTAACTTTGCGATAACAGCACTTACTTATATTGATGGAAAATATAACAATATTGAACAAGGTATAAGTTTACCTGCAAGAAATATTTCGTTACTTAATGAGCCAAAAGATCCACCAGCAAACTTACAGGCATCAGAAAGAATTGTTGTTATAAATGCTTTGGCCGTTACAAAATTAATACTATCTTGGGTTTCTGTTACAGGTGTCAGTCAGTATCTTGTTCAGTATAGATTTAACAATACAAACTGGGTAAGTGAAATTGTATTCAGACCAGACTTTGAGTTATTAAATACTGAAGCTGGAACGTATGAGTTTCAAGTATTTTCTTATAATGCTGCTCTTAAGTTATCAGCCACATCAACTAACTTAACTTTCAACGCTGTAGGTAAAACAGATCCACCTGGCAATGTTCAAAACTTATCTATGGAGCCAATTACTAATAAGTTGGTGAGGCTTAGATGGACAAAAGCTGTAGATCCTGATGTTCTTCACGGAGGACGAGTTTATGTAAGGCATAGTAATTTAACAGATGGTAGTGGTACATTTCAAAATTCTGTTGACCTTGTAACTGCCCTTGCTGGTGCAACTACAGATGTGGTTTTACCGAGTTTAGAGGGAGAGTATATTCTAAAATTTCAAGACGACCAAGGAAACTTTAGTGTTGGTGAGGCTTCTATAATTCAAGATTTACCTGATCTCATAGATACTCAGGTAATATTACAAGACAGAGAAGATTTAGATAGTCCTCCATTTCAAGGTGTAGATACTAATACAACATTTAACAACACAACTAGTGCTTTACAGCTTACAAATCCAGCTACAAACAAAACAGGAGAATACGCTTTTAAAGATATTTTAGATTTAGGTGCTGTATTTTCTCTTGATCTAAAAAGAGTTATACGTTCTGTTGGTTTTGTTATAGGAACAGATATAGAAACTTTAATTCCTAGTGGATCTTTTTGGGATGACTATGCAACTAATGGTAATTTTGATGGTGCAGCAGCAGATGAAGCAAACTGTCAGATACAAGTAGCAACATCGCAGACAGCATCAGGTAGTTTTGGTGCCTTTAACAACTTTGCAAATGGAACATTCAAAGGCCGTAGATTTAAATTTAAATTAGTTCTTGAGACAACAAATGTTTCCCAGAACATGAACGTACAACAGGCAGGTTATACCGCAGAGTTTCAATCAAGAACTGAACAGAATTATCAGACAGGAGGTAGTACATCTACTGCACCACAATCTTCTGGCACTTCAGCGAAGGCAGTTACTTTTGGTTCACCATTCTTTACAGGAGCTACTGGTCTAGGTGGAGCAAATGCTTTTCTTCCTACTGTTGGAATTACAATACAAAATGCTCAATCAGGAGACTTTTTTACCATAACAAATGTCTCTGGCACAGGATTTACTGTCAATATTAAAAATGGTTCTAGTTTTGTTGATAGATCTTTTACTTTTTCGGCTGTAGGATATGGTAAAGGGGTGTAATTAGTAATTCATGGCACAAGTTAGTGATTTTAATGTAGCCAATGCCAGCGGAGCTTCTGTCCGTAGCGACATAAATGCAATACTCGAAGCGATAAAGACTTGTAATAGTGGTGGCTCAGATCCATCAAACCCAGAACAGTTTATGTTCTATGCAGATACAGCAGATAATAATAATCTAAAAATAAGAAACGCAGCAAATAACGCATTTACAACTATTGGTTCTGTTGACGAAGCAAATCTAGGTTTACTGCCTAGATCAGGTGGCACGATGACAGGTCAGTTATTAGGAGATGATGGATCTGCTGCTAGCAGTCCAGCGTATGCGTTTGATGGAGATACAGATACAGGAATGTTTAGACAAAATACTAATGTCTTAGGATTTAGTACTGCTGGACAAGAAAGGATAAGAGTTGAAGCAAACGCATTTACTATATTTCAAAACGGACAAATTAGATTTAGCGAGTCTAGTAGTAACGGTTCAAATTTTGTAGGATTACAAGCACCTTCAAGCGTGTCATCAAATATTAATTTAAAACTACCTTCAAGTATTGTCAGTGGTGGTTTTATGCAGACTGATGGCTCTGGTAATTTATCATTTCAGATTGTAGCTGGAGTACCAAGCGGAGCAGTATTTTGTATCGCAGTCGCTTCTGTTCCTTCTGGATATTTAGAGTGTAATGGTGCAGCAGTCAGTAGAACAACTTATGCTGCTTTGTTTGCTGTTATTGGAACACAATATGGTGCAGGTAATGGAAGTTCAACATTTAATATTCCTGATTTAAGAGGTGAGTTTATAAGGGGTTTTGATAATGGTAGAGGTGTTGACTCTGGAAGAAGTGTTGCCTCAAGTCAATCAGATCAAAATAAACAACACAATCACTCTGCTTCATCAAGTTCAAGTGTTACTGACCCAGGTCATACACATACAATGAATATGAATCAAGGTAATATTATAAGTAGTGGTGGTGCTTTCGGTTTAAAAGATAGTGGAACAGCAACTCGTATAAACAGTAATAGCACAGGCATATCTGTTTCAACTTCTACAAGTATTGGAAATGATGGAGGTAACGAAACCAGACCACGCAACATAGCTATGATGTATGTAATAAAAGTTTAATTATGGCAATCGAACCAGGTACTTATAACTTTACTCTTCAAAGGAGGTCAGACCATACCATTCCTTTGGTCTTTAAAGATGGCAATAATAACGCTATAAACCTTACAGGGTTTACTGTTGCAGCACAGGTTTGGGAAGAAACACGCACCACAAAATTTGCTGACTTTTCTGTTGCTTACACAAATAGAGTTGCTGGATCGGTAAGTATAACTTTGACAGATGCACAGACAGCAACATTTACTCCACAGATATTAAAATATGATGTGTTATTAATTGATGCGAGTGGTAACAGGGAATATTATTTAGAGGGTACAATATTTATGAGC